CGTGTGCGCCAGTCGTACTCGAACGCGGGGCGATGCTCCTCGATCAGATCAAGGAGCGTCAGGATTGGGGGAGGGTCGCCCCGTCCTTGTCGATCGACCCCATCCACCGGCCGATGAGTGCGATCATCTCGTCGGCTGGCAGATCGTAGATGGCCTCGATGGATTCCGGGTCGGCGTCAACCGCTTCCAGGCAGACGAAGCCAAACTTCATCTCGCCCTCTTCGCCACCGAGGAGCGCGTCACGGAACGAGCGCCCGGGGATCTTCGCGAGCGCTGCGGACGGGTGCGGCAGGGTGTACGTCTTGCCTGCGACGGTGAACTCGAAGCCAGTGGTCGCCTTGGGCTTGCGGTCCTGCGGGGTCTTGCGGGTCGTGGGAGGCATGCGCGCGGATTCCTTCGGTCAGGCAGCGATGCGCTGCGTTCTGGCGGATCTTCTACAGGCTCGACAGTCGCGAGATCCACGGCCGTTGTGCCTGGTGTTCTCAGGCGTGTACTCGTGCCCTCGGGGGCAATGCGTCTTCGCAGCATTTGCCCGGGCGAGCACATTCAGCCCGCGGCACCGACGCGCCATGTCGCGCATGTTCTGCGCGTGGTCACCCACGTACAGGTGCTCCGGATTGACGCACGGTGGGTTGTCGCAGGAATGCAGGGCGAACTCCCCGGGGGCTAGGGGGCACCCTCGCAGGTGGCCCAAGATCCACCGGTGCGCGCCGATCCTCATGAATCGGCCATAGCCACGGGTGGAGATCTGAGCCGTCCACACGATGCAGCCATCGTCGATCGGCCGGGTGTTGGCCCAGAATCGATCAATGTCCGGCGCTCTGAACCGGGTCATGGTGCGCGCCTCTCGTCAGGAGCCAGCGCGCGGATCGGTCGAGCACCGGTCGGGGCGTCCGCGCAGAGCACCCCGACCGGTGGATCTCACGGGGTCTTGAGCCCCGTGTCCATGACGGCGACAGTCCCGTAGACCGTCACCTCGCACTTGAACGCGACGGCCTCGCCGTTCTTCCAGCCGGCCTCCTCCATCGACGTCAGCTCGCCGGTGAACGCCTCACGGTGCGCGTTGGTGCCGTCGACGACATCGATGACGAACTTGCGGGAGCCACCGGTCGCGGACGGGTCGATGGTGTAGGTGCCCTCGGTGGCCGTCTGCGTGACGGTCGTCCCGTAGGCGAACTCGATGGTCGCCTTGGACGTCTCCCAGATCGTGAACTCGTAGGTGCGCTTCGCGTCGGTCACGAGGGTCCGCACGACGGCGTTGTTCTGCCACGCCGTCAGGTCCTTCGTGGTCTTGTCGTTCTTCGGGGTCACACCATCCGGGCCGAGGTAGCCGAGGCCGGAGTACCCGACGATTGCCGCCGAAGCGGTGACGGGCGCGGTCGCGGTCGTCGGAGCGACGGACACCTCGCCGGTGATCCCGGTGCGGACGTTGGATGCGGTCAGTGCCATGGTCGTACTCCTTCGTTGTGAGATGACAGCGCACAGCCGCCGGGTGGTGGACTACCGCCGTGCGCGCGGCGGGGTACGGTGGACGGCTATGAGAGCCATCGCAGGGGTGCTGCTAGTCGTCGGGATGCTCGCCGGATGTTCGAGCGGAGGTGACGCGCCCGGGGTAAGCGCTGCGCCCGCCGTCGAGTGCGTGACGGCACCTCAGGCGTTGCTCGACCGGATCGCAACGGGTGCGCTTGACGGGACCGGAATGGTCCCGGTCACCGGTCAGGTGTACCGGGCTCCCAACTACGGCGAGACGTACTTCGTCGCCATGACGTTCAGCGCTGCCGGGATCGACGACGCGACTGGCGTCTGGGCGACCAACGGGATTGACTCCGGTATCACGATGAGCGTCGATGCGGTCGCGAAGGGCTTCACTGATTGGCTCGACGCATCGACCATCTCAACCCCCATCGCCAGCACGGACCCCGCCGTAGCGGCCGCGATTGGGTGCCTCGGCTAGAGTCCGACGCCCCGCACGACAAGTTCCGCGGTGAAGTAGTGACAGGGGCGACCGGACGTCTCGGTGACATCGAACGGGCGGGCGGCTTCGGAGCGACGGATCGCGCCGTTGCCCTCCGTGTCGCCGACGAGCGCTGACACGAGGTTCGCAAGGTCGACGGTCTCGCCCTCGTCGGCACCCCACACGCGGACACCGAGCCGTGCGAGCGCGCGCACGTCGCCGAGTGCCGCACCACCGTCGTCGCGGATCACGACGAGCCGCTTCGACGTCGGCCACGGATCGCCAGCGAGTTCGGTTGGCACACGGTTCGACACCTTCACCGACGCGGTGTAGGACTCGCTGCGGGCAGTGAGCGTCGTCGACAGGTAGCCGATCAGGTACGCCTCGAGGTCGATGTGGATCACGCCAGCCATCAGGCGCTCCCGAGTGCGCGCGCGAGGTTGCCCGTGCGGGACTCGATGATGCGCGACTTCCAGTCGGTCGCGACGACAAGCTCGACGGCTCGGTCAGTGGTTGCCGACTCGCGGACGATGCCATCCCTGTACGTGCCCGAGTCGACCGGGGCCGATGCACGAGCAGCCTCGGCGACCCGGTCAGCGGGACCAGTCAGGACGCTGCGAACCCCGTCGCTCTTGAGGAGTTCAGCGATCGCGGAGTGGATGAGGGTGACGCGCGCCTTAGCCATGTCAGCCCTCCGCAAGTTCGAGCTCGACGACCAGGCCGCCGACAGCAGACGGGAACGGCGAGGACCACACGGCCGGGTGACCCTTGACCTGATACACCAGCCCACGCACCCGCAAACGGTCCGTAGAGACGACGTCGGGCGTGTTCATGTAGAAGTAGACCTTGGGGTTCGTGACGGTCTGCGCGCGTCCAACCTCGAGCGGCTCACGCGAGCCACCCGGGTCGAACGCTGCACCGTCAAGAGGCGTCTCAACATCGGTGCCGGGGATCGGGTTGCCGTAGCGGTCGACGCCAGTAGATGCGCCGGAACGGATGCGGATGACAACCTCGCCGATCACGTCAGCCCCACAGCGGGTAGAGGCTGGTCAGCACCGCACCGCACGAGCAGTACAAGGCGCCGAAGAAGAGGGCACAGGAGTCGGCGTGCACGATCGTCGCCGAACCGGATGCGACCGTGTCGATGTCGAACGCGCCATGCTCCTCGACGCCCTTGCAGAGATCTTGCAACTGCTCGATCTCAGACGGCCAGAACATGCCACGGCGCGTCTGACGGGTGTCCATCGTCTGCTGCTGCCCGAACGGCCCGACCTGTGTTGACGACGCCGCGAGGGCACCGCTGCCTGCCTCGTGCCAACGGATCAGGGCGCCACGCAGGATCGCCTTAGCCGCAGATGCATAGGCGAACTCAACAGTGGTGATGCAAGGGGCGACCCGTGCCGCCATAGCCATAGCGTCCTCGATCATCGCCGTAGCCTTCACGACATCGATCGTCGCGAACGGCTCCAGGTCAGCAGGAACAATCGTCACAGCAGGCACGGGGCGCCCCCTCTCATCACTTGGTGGTGGGCTTCGCAGCCGGCGCCTTGGCCGGCTCCTTTGGCGGAGGAGCAGGGAGGGCGTAACCGCCACCGGCGATCAGGCGCTTGGCCTTCTCGTCAGTGACGCTCACGCGAACCCCACTCGTCGTGATGAGGATCATCAGACGTTCGCCACCGCGTCCTTGACGGTTGCGAACCCGTCGAGGTCCATGACGCCCCAGCCGTAGACGATCTCCGAGCGGAGAGCGATCTGGTTGGCGCGCTTGAGGTCGCCCTGGCCGTCCGGGTCGCCGTACTTGATCAGCTCGACGGGGACGCGACGCTGCACGCCCCACTTGAGGAGCGACCAGTCGCCGATGATGGCCTTGATGTTGGTGTCCACGCCCTCGGGGGTTCCGGGAACCGTGGTCGATGCCGCGGCGCGCAGACCCTCGAACTGCGAGACGTTCAGACCGAAGCCCATCTCCGGGTACTTCTTGCGCCCATCGGCGTAGCGGCTCGTCGCGATCGTCCAGGCGTAGGCCGGGTTGAACGCGATCCCGTCCGGCGTGTAGCCATCCGCGATGATGAGGCCAGCCGCGGACTCCATGACGGTGTCCGGGGTCGTGAGGGTCGCGGTCGTGATCTCCACCGAGTTGGTGGTCGTCGCGATCCGGTCACCCACGACGATCGACGCCACCGCGAGACCCGTGAGGGGGTTCATGCCGTGGAACACGCCGAGGTCGAGTGCACGCGCCAGGGCCAGGCCCGACTCGTCAGCGAGGGTCGTGAGGACGCCGAGCTGGTAGTCCTCGTCGGCCCACAGCACCTCCTCGTTGAACCGGAGGGTGACCTGCACCTTGTGAGGGGTGACGGTCTTGGTGCCAAAGCCGACGGTCGAGGCAGCCTTGAGGGCGCCCTCACCGACGTACTCGGCACGAGGCCGGGTCGTGAGCGTCGGCTGGGTGATCGAACCGAACGACTGCGGCTGGTCCTGCGCGAGCAGGGCAACGACGGAGCCGGTGGACGCCTTGGAGAACAGGCCGTCCGCGATGTTGGTGGGGAGGGTGATGTTGCTGGTTCCGAGAACGGCCACGGCCGTCTCCTCTCAAGTCAGTCGGTACCGCCAAAGAGGGAGCGAACGGCCTCGAGGCCCTCGCCCGCCTTCCCTGCGGCTGGGGTGTTTCCTTCACGGGGAACGTGGTTCCCGGTCTTCTTGCGGTCCGTGTCGACCTGGGCGAGACGACCAGCCAAGGCACGCATCGCGGCCTCGTCGGTCATGGTGTCCAACAGGTCCGCGTCATCCTTGGAGAGCTTGAAGTCGAGGGCGACGTCGCGGCGCAACGCACGAGCCTCAGCATGGGCAACCTTCTGCTCTGCTGTGGCAAGACGCTCCGCCACCTTCTCGGCCTCGGACTTCTGGGACTCCCTGATCGACGCGAGTTCGTCGGCTGCCGTCTTGTTGGCCTTCGCTCGGGACTCCCACTCGCGCGCCTTCGCCTTCCAGTCGATCTCCTGTGCAGGAGCCGGCTGAGGGCTGGTCTCGGTCGCGGGCAGACCTTCGTGCGTCGGCGGTGCTGGGGTGGGCTCGGACATGGCAGGTGCTCCCGTTTCGGGTAGGTCCCAACCGTGCGGTCAGGGAAACTTAGGTGTACTGCTCGACGGCGCGGCGGATCAGATCGTTGTGACTCTCCAACTGCCGCACAGCGCTCGCGTCGCCCTGCGATGCACGGTTGCGCAGCGCCGTCATCCGCTCCGACGCCTTGTATGTGTCTACGTCGACCTCAGGTGCGGACGAGTCCCACGACGGGGACGCCGCACAGTTGCACTCACCGTGCGCCGCGAAGTGGACCGACGATTCCTTGTAGACGTCACCACGGTTCGCGAGCATCCGACAGAAGCCGCACGCACCAGTCCGAGTGACGCGCTGCCATCCCGACGCCTGCGGGTCACGGTCAGCGGAACGGGTGATCGTCTGCCTGCCGGCAGCGAGCGCGTACTTGCCGGCCGACGCCTC